AAGAGATTGCTGTCGCTCGTACCAGTACCACGCCCGCCGACATGACCACCGCCGGCAAAGCCACCGGTATCGCTCAGGCCCGGCGCGCCGATCTCCGGCGAGCCGGTAAACAGCCCTTTGATCCTCTCCCGGACTTGATTCGCCCTCGCGATCACCGCGTTCATGGCCGAATTGAAGCTGTCGACGATCCATTGCCAGGCATTACCGACCGGCGTCGTGACGGCCTGAATAATAAATTGCATCGCGGATTGCGTTGCCTGGACAACGAAATTCCATGCAGATTGCGCGCCCTGTGCAATGGCATTCCACGCGGTTGTCGCGGCATTGGCAATTATCGTGAGGCTTGCCATGAATATCTGAGTGAAGCCTTGCCATGCCTGGCTGATTACAGTCATCGCCGCGCTAGCAGCCGCGCTTACTTGCGGCCACCACCCCATGTACGTAACAAGTGCCGCACTGCCCAAAATTATGGCCGTGACCAACCCACCGAATATCCCGATCAGCGTCCCGATTACAGCGGACACGATGACAGCTGCAGAAGCCAGCGCAGCCAGCCCTCCGGTGAGCTGTGCCACGATCAAGATCAGCGCGACGCCGGTGCCAGTGAGTTCCGTACCAAAGATCGCGTTGATGGTATTGGCCACGAAGGTCGCAGCCTGTCCGAGCGCTTTAATGACATTGATGACGAGCAAGATCGCAGCGGGTGCATCCTGGCCTATCTGCACCAGCCCGCGCGCGAAAGTGCCGAGCGGACCTTCGGCCTGCAGCACCGCTTGCGTGACGGTCTGGAAGGCAGCGACCGCGCCTTCCTTGAACTGGTCCCACGCCTTCGCGAAATTGCCGGCAAACAGGTTGGCGATCGCTTGCTTGATCAGGCCCAGCGAGTTCGGGATCAACGCCGCGACCTTTTGCGCGCCTTCCGCGATCTGATCCCAGAACACTACCGCCGCCGCACCGGCCGCGAGCAGGATCGCGCCGAAAGGCGTAAACAAGAGCATGAGCGGCCCCAGGACAAACTGAATGCCCGCCAGTGCAACCGCCAGAGCGGTCGCCGCGATCGCTGCCGTGGTGAAAAACGCAATTACCTGGCTCTTCGACACGCCCTCGAAGCTGCCGGAGATCTGCCCGACGATATTCATGAGTTGCCGACCCGCCGGCACCAGGACGTCGCGCCACAGCCCGGCGAGCTGCTGGCCAATGGCGAGCAGCGTCTTGAACAGGATTTCAGTCGGGCTTTCGCCGAGGCCCTCGAGGAACGCCGCCTTCTTCGCCTCAGCCAATTGCGACCATGTCTTCAGCAGCGCGATCGAGCCGTCGACCAGCTTGATCAGCCAGTCCGCGCGCGTCTGCGCGCCACCGACAAACAATGAGCCGATGTGGTTCTTCAGGGCCAGCACCGCCTCGCTCAGATCCTTCCAGGTCTTACCGAGCGCCTTCCCCGCCTCGACCTGCTCGGCCGACATCTCGCGCGCGGCCTTGCCTGATGCCGCCATCGATCGCGTCGTGTTGTCGATGTCCCGCTGTCCGGTGTGCAGGAGATCAATGACGTCTTTCCAATTCTTACCGAACACGGCGACGCCCGCGGCAGCTTGCCTCGCACCCTCAGGCATTCGCCGGATTTCGTCCGCGAGCTGGCGATACCGGGCAATCCCCTCGGGCATCGCCGCGGCGCGCGTGCTGATCCCGAGCTTGGCCAGTTCGGTCGCCGCTCTGCTCGCCGCCGAGGTCAGGTCGGTCGTGGTATCGTTAAATCGCTGGAGCGTAACAGTGCCGTTGTTCGAAAACGTCGATAGCTCGCTCACACCCTTCCCGAGCTGCGCGGCTCCTCCCTTGGCCTTGTCGAGCACGCCGCCGGCTTTTTCCAACGCTTTGCTCATATCTTCTTGCGAAACACCCGCCTCGGTCATCGCCTTGCGCAGTGCCAGCCACTGGTCAGCGGTCGCCCCAATCTTGTCGGCCTGATCGGAGATCTCCTCGCTGGTCTTAACCACGCCCTTGACCAGCGCACTGGGAGCTAACTCCGCGCGCAATTGGCCGACGATACTAATCAGCTTGTTCGCCGCCGCCTGAAAGACGCCGGCAACCGCGCCAGCTATAGCGCCGACCTTCACCGCGGACTGCTGAAATCCGGCGCCGACCTGCTCGGCCGCCTTGCCGGTCTGGTCCAGCGCGGTCGTGACCTGCTGCGCCGACTGCGCGCCGGCCGCGCCGAACTGCTGCGCGCTGCCGGTCAGTGCCTGAAACTGCTGTCCCAGTTTCGTGCCCGCCTGCACGAGCTGGTCAATCGCCTGCTTAGTCCGGTCGATCTGCGCCGGGTCGGTGATCGGCTTCTTGGCCGCGTCCTGGATCTGCTTGAATGCCTGCTCGCCGGCCGTGCCGAGCTGCTCGAGCTTCTTGCGGATGTCCTCGCTGCCCTCAAGGCTGATGCGCTGGCTGATCGTCTTGGCGGCCATGGCTCAGCCCTTGATCCGTTGCTCGTAGAACTGACGCATCTTCTCGGCCGCGCGCTCGAAGATGGCGAACAGATCGAACCGCTTGCGGATGTCGACCGAGCGCGTGCCGAAGAACAGCGGCCCGCGCAGGCGGTTGAACGCATCGAACAGCAGCGGCGGCTTGCCGGCGATGTTCACCGAGACCAGTTTCTTGCCATACTGGCTCGGCGAGTGAATGCCGGGCGGCAGGTTCTGCTCGATCGGCAACCACAACAGCGGCCGCCCGCTGATCGTGATGCCGCGCTCGAACACGCCGGCGAACGGAATGCGATGGAAGATCAACGCCGCCGGATCTCCCTCGTCCTTGTTCGGATAGAACCGCGACGTGAGCGCCTGCTGCCAGCGCGACGAGAAACCGGCCGATGCGATGTTCGCCCGGCCTTCCTTCACCGCCAGGTCGGCGGCATCCCGCACCGCGCCGGACTTCGCTTTGTTGATCTCGCGCTCGATTTCGTCGAGCAGTTGCGCAATCGCTGTCTCGCCCGCCGAAAACGCAAAGTTCACGCGCCCAGCTCCTTCATCACCTTGTCGAGCGTCTGCTTGTCGCCTTGCGCGCCGGCCGCGGTGATCACCAGGTCGTTCATACGGTCAATGCGGTCGAGCTTGTCGCTGAACTCGAGGTAAGCCGCGATCTGTCGTGGTGATAGTGTCATTGCATAGTCGGGTGGGAACCCGCGTCGGATGAGGGCTGTGATGGCGAGTGCGACTTCCTCGAGCGCATTCTCACGGGTTTTTCTGGTGCCCCTCCGCTCGCCCATCCGACGAGAAGCGTTAGTTGCTCGAGGAAGGAGCCGATCCCGTTTGGGAATGTAACCCGCAGGATCGCGTTGAGAAACTTGATCTGTTGATCAGGTAACAGACTCGCTGCGCGTTGCTCGTATTGCTCGTCGCCGTGATGTCCGCAGCCTGCGGCGATGATCGGCCCGAGTGCCGTGCCGCATGTTTCGATCAAGCGCACAATGATGTCATCCGCATTGCCACTGGCGATCGATTTCAGCACCGGAAATCGAGAGATAATCGACGCCATGACATCGACAGAAAGACTGCGCACAATGATCCGATGCCCGTCGATCTTGACGACGTCGACCGCGGTCGATGGCGCAATGTCCAATAGGTCAGCCATACCTTACCCTCATACGGTTGCGGCTTCGTTTTCTCTGATGGTGAAGATGCCGAAGTTGCCATCGTCACCCTTCTGCACCTCAGCCTCGATCGTAAGGACCGAGAACTCGTCCTCGGAAGTGATGAAGCTGAACTCGCCGGCCGGAACGACCGAGATCCGGCCGATATAATCGACCTGCTGGCCGATATCGTTGGTGCCGACCACCTTGATCTCGCCGGCGACCTCGGTCTTCTTGAACGCCGCCACGGTGACGTTGCCGTCGGTGTCGGTACCAACTTCGCCGAGAGCGAAAATTGCGAGATTTTGTCCGAGGATCTCGTCGAGCGTGAGCGTGATAGTCGCGCCGGTTTGGGTCACCGCGGTGAAGTCCTTGGTCTTGACACCCTCGCGCGACGAGAAGTGCTCGAGCTTCTCGATCGTCGGCGCCCAGACGAAGGACGGCGCGTTACCGAGGTCGACGAAGTCCGGGGCGCCGTCTTCCTTGAACGACACGATCCCTTTGCCGATATGGTAGTTCTGAACAGAAGGCGACGCGGGCATGGTGGTGATCTCCCTTTCTAGAGGTCGTCCGGCTTCAGCGTGTACTTGAACATGAACTGCGCGCGCAGCGCTCCGTGCAGCGAGCGCATCCAGCCAACATCGGTCTGGCATCCGAGATAACGGATCGCGCCATTGCCGTGCCGCCCGGTCTTGACGATCTGTTCGTTCAGCTCGGTGTCGGTGAGTACTCGCTTGATCAGTTCGCGCCGCAGCGTGGTGATGTCAGATCCGACCTGGTCGGACTGCTGCGCGATGATGATCTCGGGCGTCATCTGCACCACGGTCGGCCGATGCGGCGGGCGCATCGACAGGTCGCTCGCGTCGGTAGTTTCCTCGTCGCCGTCGAACACGATCGCGGCCGGCAACTGATCCTCGGTGATGTCCACATTGTTGCGGTGCGCGGATCGAAGATTTGGAATGGTGGCGACGACCTCGAGCAGCCGCGCGAGTATGTCCTCGCGAACGTCGATGCTCATCGCACACGACGGGCGCTGACATAGCCCGTCACAGTCACCGAGCCGCCACCAAAGACAGCCAATGCCACCAGATACACAGACTTCAGTGTGCTGGTATTAACGCGGATCAAGCTCGTCGGCGTGGTCTGGGTCTTGTTCGATGGCATCGAGCTCGCCCAAATCTGCTGCATGATTGCCTTGCCGGTCGCCACGTCATTATCGGTTGGCAGAGTCGCTGCGGTCTGGCTGAGAGCTGCAATCACGGAATTCGGGCCAGTGCCGCTGGGCGTGAAGATGACGACGCCGCCCACATTCCAGTCACCGGGCGTCAAGGCTATCTGCGTGACATTCATGGACACGTTCGTGGTCAATGCGACCCCGCCGAAGTTGCTGGACGAAATCACCTCGCCCACCATGCCGGCTGCAGCATCGCTTCCGTCGGTAACGCCTTTGATGGCCGTAGGAGCCGGAACAAAGATCAGATTGTCGGTGCCGAGCTTGGCCAGATTTCCCGCGTTGGCGCTGACGGCGCTCGGCCCTGCCGGTCCGACGGAACCTTGCGGCCCGCTTGCTCCAGGCGTGCCAGCATCACCCTTGTCGCCTTTTGGTCCTTGCGGCCCTTGTAGACCAGGCGCCCCTGTCGGCCCCTCGGGTCCGGTAGCTCCAGTATTTCCTTGCGGACCTTGCGGTCCCTGCGCGCCCGGCTCACCTTGCGGCCCCGCCTCGCCTTGCGGCCCGGGCGGACCTGCTGCCCCCTGCGGTCCGGACGGCCCTGGCGGCACCTCCAATCCTGGCGCTGTCAGGATGCCGCTGACCGCGAGATCGCCGTTGAGGATGATACTGCCGTTGATCGTGCCGCCTCTGTGCACGTTGAGGTCGGCTGCGCCGGCAACGATAGACACGCGAGCCGCCCCTTTCAGCGGAAGCTTGGCCTGACCGATCACGCCGCCGATGGAGGAATAGCGCACGAAGTCGCGTGTAAACTCGCAACTCTGCGCACTGCAGTTTCGCGTGGTCGCTTCAGTAAGTTCAAAGTCGTTGCCTTCTTCGATCAGCAGCGTAACCGGATCGCCGTCGCGAACACCCGCATCGTAAGGGCGCATGAAACGCGGATTGGGGTTGGTCACCGCCACTACACCAGTGCCCAGTGTCGCCGTCATGCACTCGACACGATCGAACGGCGTCCCCATCATCACAGCCATCAAATCGCCCCTCCAGAAATTGATCGGCTGGAAACAGAAAACGATGCCGACACGCCGCCGCCATTGCCGCCATTGCCGCCGTTGCCGCCCGCGTGCTCCTTCAACAGAAACCGCACCTCGCCAAGATCCTCGCCGTTCGGTGAGCCGCGCAGTTCGTAGGATCGCACCATCCAGGTGCGGCCGTTGAAGGCCAGCATCGCGTCGGTGTAGTCCTCACGCGCGATCCCGTTCTCGGCAAGTTCGGGAATGCGGACGAAGGCACCAGGCCCGACGCTGCGCACCTCGGCAGATCCGGCCGGCAGCGCCTTCGGCCGTGTGTCGTCGATCACGGTGAGCGCGACTTCGCCGGCGGTCCCGGCGGCAAGCGTCGCCGGCACGCCGATCTCGGCATACACCGGATCGTAGAGCAGCGCGCTGTAATCGACGGCCATGGGTCACACTTCCGACAGTTCGGACAGGCCAGCGGTCGAGGGCAGCGGGTCGTAGAGGGTGAGAGACTGCAGATATTGTCCGCCATCCTTGAGCAACAAGAATGCTGTCACGAAAGGGTTGCCGGGAGGTCTATCAGTCTCACCAACAATACCTGCTTCCGCAGTCGAGCCGTTTGCTGCAAATTCAAAACGTGATCCAGCCACTGTAAGTGCTGCACAGTTGAGCGCGTCATTCAGATTATTGGTGATATTGCCAATCTCTTCATCCAGCGAGCCACCCCAGCTATACCCCAGAACCGACAAGGCTGACCCCTCGACATCCAACTCCAGCGCGTCATTGCCGTCCATTGACGCAAGAACAAGACTGACATGATCAACGGGAGAGTCCATGCGATGGTCAAGTACCCTAATAGTACAGGTAAATTCCCCAAGAGTTGTCGTCAGGGCGTTCCCGATTAAAGCCACGATGGGGGCATCGTCTCCTTCAGTACTTTCCGTGCCATACCCGAATGATGGCGTCAGCAAGTCATCGTCGTAATTCGACTCCCCCCACGCATTAAACGTGTTCGGGTCATTTCCCAGCAACGTCTCGACCGCGACCTCGCCGGTGCCCGCCACCCACGCCCGCCCCTGCGGACTGCCGCCGACGAGATCAATGTGGATCACGGCATTGGCCGGCACCCAGTCGGGCGCGCCGCCGCCTCCACCCTCTTCCTCGTGCGATATGTTGGCGCGAGCCTCTTCATTTGTCCTCCACACCGTCATCTGACCGATGAATTTGCATTCCTCGGTATCGGCTTCCCGCGCCGTGCCATAGGTAGGCCAAACATTTATCCGGCCGATATTTTTGGCTATGATTGTCATCAGGCTTCTCGCCGTTCAAACGCGAGCCAACTATTCTCAACGCGATAGATAGCATCACCCGCCTGATGCATCTCGTCGAGAACGTCCCTCACGTCGACGGTGCCGAGATCGTGGTAGTCGTGCCATACGATGATGCCGCCCGGACGCACAAGCGCCCGCGCCAATGCCGTGTCGTGCATGACGGCTTCGCGGCCGTGATCGCCATCAACGAAGACCGCGTCACATGGCGCGAGATCCGCCGCGGCCAGGTCGAGCGAACCGCGCGGCCTTACGACCAGTTGAAAGCGCGGGTCGGCCGCAACCAGCTCGCCCGGATGCGCCGGGACTTCATTGCGCTGCACCGCCTTCGCCGGCACGTAGCCGGGCGCAACATCAATGCCGGTGTAGTGCTCGATCCCCGCCACGTTTGCCATGATCGCCTTTGCGGTGCGGCCGACATTGACACCGAATTCCACGACGTGGTGCGGGCGCACGCTGCGCACGAGTGCGATCAGCGTTTCCAGTTCGCCCTTATTCATGAACCGCCTCGGCAAGCCGCTCCAGTCGATCGGCCGCACGTCCAGCGAAGACTTCGGCACGCTCGGCAACATTGTCTGCGATGAACTCCTCGATATCCGCATGTGCCGCCTGCAGGTCGATCCGCTTGTCGCAATTGTGGGTATGCGACCAGCACTGGCACGGATTGATCGTGTCGATGCCGAGCGTTGGCGCGAACCGATGTCCACCGCTGC